GTCGATGATGACGACAACTTCCCAATACTTGTTGCCTTCGTTCAGCAACTTGTTTTCGAGCTGAGCCAGCTCATTGATCTCTTCGATGGTCTTTTTGACCCAGTAGTCTGGATCTTTGGCTCGCATCTCAGCGCCATGAGTCTGGCAGAACTCTCTGTATTCGGCAGGGTGTGTGTCCTTAGGGAACCCAGCCTCTGCACTGGCACGCTTAAGCGCGCCCGCAAAGGAGACGAGGCGTGGCCGTTGGCCTGCGTCGAACGCAGCCTTGGCCAGCCGGTCAGACAGGTAGCTTTTGCCGCACCGGGCTTGGCCGGTGAATCCAATAACTTTCATTGTGCCTCCGGGGCTAAAGGTGTTTCATAGTAAATGGTGAGTCCGAGCTCCTTGGCATAGGCCCACTCCCAGTTGGCACCGGGAGAGGCCTCGTACCCGTCAAGCATGTACAGGGCATCCACTTCTTGGATGGCCCTCAGGTCGCGCCTAGCGGCCCGCATGTAGTCCTGACGTGTGAACTCTCGTTCGGGAGACAGGCCCTCGTCGAGGTCCATCTCCGCTGGATTGATCACGTCCCAGCCAGCTGCCCGCAGTTGGGTAGCCTTGCGGTTGAACGCATCGTATCCGTTGTTAGGTAGGCCGGACATAGGTCCAGCAATATAGATCTTCATTAGTGGCACTCCGACCAGTTGGCTCCGATCTGGGCTTCTGAGTCGACGGGCATACGAATGCCCAGCTCCTCGCCAGCCAAGACGGAACTAGATGTAAGGATCTCACACAGCTGCTCAGCGTCAGCAGGGTGACACTCCCACTGCATCTCGTCGTGGATGAATCCGATCTGCCGGGCACGGAGCCCAGCCTCTTGGACACGACGGTTAGCAGTGATGCACCACACCTTAGAGATGACAGCGCCTGCCCCTTGGAGCAGGACGTTGAGCGCTTTGTGAGCGGAGCGTACGGGTACGATCCTATCGTCGAGCAGCTTGATCTCTCCAGCGGCATCGGCACAAGCCGTGGCTTGGTCGATCACCTTCTTGAGAGCAGGGATGTTCTGGTAGAACGTATCCTTCAAGCGTCCACCCTTGGATGCCGAGCCACCCACGATGCTTCCGATCTTGGCGTTGCCGCCACCGTAGATCAGAGCATAGATGAATGTCTTGGCTTGGTCACGAGTCTCCAGCCCTGCCGCCTCTTGGTTGGCAGTGTGGATGTCGCCGTTCAGGATCAGGTCTGCATAGGCACCGTCGTCAAACGGAGCCATGTAGTGAGCCAGACAGCGCAGCTCGAGGCCGCTAAGGTCTGATCCTACCTGAACCCAGCCGGGGGTTGGCTGCCACAGTGCGCGTGCAGCCTTGTCCCCTGAGACCTGCTGGACGTTGGGCTGGGTCGCAGCCGTCCGTCCAGTGACCGTACCGAGTGTCTTAAGGGTACCATGGATACGCCCGTCCCGACTGTAGCCGGATCGAGCATTCCAATCCTCCACCTGACCACGGAGCTTGTCCGTGTCTCGGTACTCCAGCAGTAGCTTGGCTTCTGGGAAGTCGAGTCCTTCGAGAACTTCGACATCGCAGATAGGCTTGCCAGATGCTTCGTTGATCTTGGCCTGCCATCCGTACTTCTCTCGTAACCGATCTGCGATCTGAACGGAGCTGCCGGGGTTGAAGGGGATCATCTTGAACTTGTTGGGCCCACGCACCACCCGTTCACGGATAGCGCCGGAGCCCTTGCCCTTGATGTCGCCCTTGGTTGTGTACTGGAGTCCGGTCTCTGGATCCTCCCAGTACTGAGGAGACTTCATCTCCTCCTTGATATCAGGGAATGCTTTGCGCAGGTCATCTTCGATGCCGCGCTTCTTCATAAGGATGTCGATGAGCAATCGCTCACCGCCGTCGATGTCATAGTGCCAGCCAGTAGCGGTCTGGTCACTGATGATACGAGCGAAGTCGTGCTCGAGTTGGAGCACATGCTTAGGCACTCGGTCCTTGACCATAGGTGCCATGCGTCGGAAGATGTCGAGGTTTGCTCGGACATCCTGCTGACAGTAGCTCAACATCTCCTCGTTGAACTCTTCCCAGCCACCGTTGTAGTCAGCCTTCTCGTTCTCTCCGAAGTAGATACCGAGTTGCTTGAGCCCGTAGCCACCCACAGGGTTGTTGCTGCGGTCAGGCCACATGAGCTGCGCCATGGTGAACGTGTCAATGATCTTGACAGAGTCCGGCAAGCGCCGCCCAGTGATGCGCTCCATCACAGGGATGTCGTACTGCATGATGTTGTGGCCGATGATTGAGTCGGCGGAACACATGAGGTCCCACCCTTCATCAATCTGGTGAGGACGGAACGTGTGCATCTCTCTGGTCTGGACGTCGATAGCGACAAGGCAGTGGACCTTGTCACACTCAGGCGTGGGCTGTCCCTTCTGGTCCAGCGTGATTTCATGAAGGCCATTGCCTTCGATATCCCAGACGTAGTGAGCCATTAGATTCTCCGTTCGATTAGTTGTTGGTTGATCCAGTCAAGCGCAGCCTTGAGATCCTCGTCCATATAGTCGAGGCGCTCAGGGTGAGTCATGACCAGTTGCAGTAATTCAATCAAGCCCATGGCTTGTGATTCGTTAAGTTTACTTGACACTTGAGAACTCCGGCACGTCGCCACCAAAGTTAGGGTCCACCTCAGAGAGGCGGGATGTAGTTGCGTTGTAGTACAGGCCAGTTGCCACACCGGCACGGCCAGTCAGACGGTTCTTCAGCACACGCACCGTGGTGGTGTTGGCTTCAGTCTGGTCTTGTGCCTGACGGTCCCGCTCCAAACCGATGACCGTGTTGGGCACCGAGGCGAGCGAGCCTGAGCCACGAAGATCCTGCAGCGTGATGCGGCTACCCTCTTCGTATGACTTGTCAGACTTACGGAGCTGCGAGATGATGTCGATGTGGACGCCAGTGCGCACGCACAGCGAGCGGCACGCTTTCATGATGTTGTCAATCAGGATGCGTTCGTTGTTCTGATCATCAGCCTCGAGCATAGCCGTGGCTGCAGCAGTGATGTGGTCGAGCACGATGACCTTCACCCCGAGGGATGTAGCCATGTACTCCATGCGTGCCATGAGGTTAGCCATGGCGTTGTGACCTTCGTGGTCGTAGACGTAGAAGCCAGTGTCAGCAAGCCAACGCTTAGCCCCTTCGTATTCTTCTTCAGTGTAGTCCTCAGCAATGTTGACAGCGACTTGCTCCATGCCCATACGTTCACGGAGTTCGTTCATCATCTTGCCTGCACGGATAGCCCGCACCGGCTTGCTGATGTGGAGGGAGATGAGGTCGTCGATGGTTTCCATCGGCGTCTCTTCCAGCATGATAGCACCAACCGACCGGCCTTCTGACAGGTGGTGGTACATCAGCTCACGGACAATGGTAGACTTACCAGAGCCAGTGCCCGAGGTCCACAGGCTGATCTCTCCTGAGCGCTGGCCGATCAGGTAGTCAGTGAGCTGCGGCCATGGGAATGCCCAGACCTCTTGGTCCTTGAGATCCTTCTGCGCCATCACGTTGGAGACGTGGAGGATCTCGTCGGGGGAGTAGAGCTGTGCTTCCCAGATCGCAGTGATCAAGCTTTGGGTTTCGCCTGCGAGCAAGTGCTCGTTGGCATCCTTCAGCATGGTGCGTGCGATCTTAGTCTTGCCGGGAGGGAGGATGTCGGCGACAGCCTTGGAGGCTTCGCGGCCTGCTTCGTCAGCGTCGAATACCAGAACCACTTCGTCGTATGATGCCACGAAGTCCAGGTTGTTCTTGATATCTCTCACTGCGGATGCAGCACCATTGGGCAGGCTTACCACCGGCCACTTGTTCTCCATCAGCTGGCTGACTGTCATGCAGTCGATCTCGCCCTCGGTAATTATCAACCGTCGGCCACCCTTCTTGAAGAGACCCTGACCAAACAGTTGGGGATTGCGTGAATTGCCATGCCATTTGAATTCCTTTGCTCCCACTTTGCGGAGCTTCTGGGCGACGAGTTGTCCGTCAGCGTTGAACGCATTCCAGAACTGGAACTCTTGGTCGCCAGACTTAGCAGACTTGTAACCGTAGAGGCGGCAAGTCTTTGCATTGATTTGTCGTTGGCCGAGGTCAGCGAAGGCACCGTTGTATGGTGACCAGTCGCCCTCGATCTCTACCTTCTTGGCAGACTTGACGGCCTCGCCGTCGCCCTTCTCGTGGTAGCCACAGGCAAAGCAGTGGCCGTGCCCGTCGTTGTAGCGGGCGAGGTTGTCGCCGCTATTGTCTTTGCCTTCGTCCCGGCACTGAGGGCAGGGCTCCCGGTCGACCACGTGGGTCAGTTCGAATTCTTCTTGGTCACACATCGTAGATGTCTCTCAGCAGGTATGCTTGGTCAAGTGTAGTTGCGGCAGGCACATATCCT